TCACGAAACAGCACAGAAACAACGGGCACAATTCGGACAGTCATACGGTGAGCGCATGACCGCTGGCTTTTACGGTGACGCGCAGGTGCAGGCACTCAAGGCAAAAGTAGATTTGCCCGATTTGATGGCGTCGTACGTCGCGATTAAAAAAGCAGGCGGCAACTGGGCATGCTGTTGCCCGATTCACCAAGAGCGCACGCCGTCCTGCACCGTTTACGATGACGGGCATTATCACTGCTTTGGTTGCGGTGCTCACGGTGATGCCGTTGATTTAATTATGGCCCGCGAGCATTGCGACTTTCGCGACGCTGTGGAATTTTTGGCGCGTCGCGTTGGCTTTGCCTTGGTGGTTGATACCAAAGGGGTGAAGGGTCCGACCCGCAGCGAAAAAGAAAACCTTTTTTCAGCGGTGAAGTTCGCGGCGAATTTTTACGCCGAACAATTGCGCGCACCGGCTGGACGTCTGGCGCTCGAATATTTGCATGGTCGCGGATTGACCGATGAAACCCTGACGGCGTTCGGCGTTGGCTGGGCACCAGGAAGTGGTCAATTATTAAAGGCAGCATTAAAAGCCGGTCACGATCCGGCGGTGTTACTGGCAACAAATCTGACCGTTGATCGTTCGGGCCGTACGGATGATTTCTTTTTTGAACGTATCACGTTTCCCATTTGCGACCGTTTCGGACAGCCAATTGCATTTAGCGGTCGCACTTTGCGCACGTCAGAAGAGTGCAAAGCGCGCAGTATCGGAAAATATGTAAACAACACGGACACGCCATTATATCAAAAGGGCGCTACCGTCTGGAATTTACACCGCGCCCGAATCGCCGCCCGCGAATCAAGCCGCATGCTGGTGATGGAGGGCCCAACCGACGTGATGGCCAGTCACCAAGCTGGCATCACCGAAGCCGTTTGCTGCATGGGAACGGCTATTACCGACCGGCACCTGTCCGCCATGTGCCAATCCATCGACGCCACTGGCCGCTTGGTGTTGGTATTGGACGGGGACAAAGCCGGACAACGGGCAACGGCAAAGACCATACCGCTTGCCTTAGCCCAGGGCGCACACGTCCAGGTTGCCATGCTGACCGGCGGCAAAGATGTGTCCGAAATTACCCAAACCAACAACGACTTGTATTTATCAACGATACAAAACCCCGTTGATGGCTGGCTGTATTTACTTAACACCACAGCACCCGACGTCGCAAAGCTCGATGACGTCGCCAAATTGCACGCCTTGGATAAATTAATTACCGTCGCACTGCCAATGCCTGACGTCCAATTGCGTGATTTATATTTAGAACAATCAGCCAACCATTTAGGATTGAAAGCCAAGACCGTCAAAGACCGCATCAAAGCGGCACAAATCGCGCTGACCTCCCCTGCGGGGCAGGGAATGGTGGGCGGCGAAGAAAAAGACAAAGGATTCCACCGTTTCCTGGTCGCATCACTGCAAAGGTATTTACAAGGCCGCGACCTGCACCCCGACGCCGTCAACGGCTGGTTGACAAAAGAAGGGCAATCAGTCGCCATCAAAACTCGCGAATTAGTCAACCATTTCTATTTCACGCACGCTAGTTTTTTTGAATCATTACCACGTGACCGGGTGGACATCACCCTGGCAGCACTCACCGAGGAAGCCCGCGCCAAACGCCGCGCCGCTATTCTCGCAAAAATAATTGGCAAACCATCAACCGATGCAGGCAACTGCGAATTGCGCCGCTGGCTAAAAGCCACCACAGGCCGCGACGACCCCACCGACTTTGCGGTGATGCGCCATTGGATCTGGCAAGTCAAACGATTAAACAGTGGTCGCGGCGTTCAATGGGACTTAATGCCAATATTCGTCGGCAAACAAGGCGACGGAAAATCAACCGCTATCGAAAAGCTGTGCACGCCGTGGGCTGAATTAATGATTGGCATTAATGCCGCCACCCTGACTGATGACCGTTCGACCGAAATATTGGGCGATTACGCCGTGGGTTTTTGGGGTGAAATGTCCGGCGGCAATAAAGCCGAAGTCCAAGCCCTAAAAAATACCCTCACCAGTAAAAAGAAAAGTTACCGCGAACTTGGCGGACACCATCACAATTCCGTCGTCCGTCGTATGGCCTTCATCGGTGACACCAATAACCCCGTGCGCGACGTCATCAACGACCCCACCGGCATGCGTCGATTCTATGAAATTAAAGTCAACGGCAGAACCGACCGCGAAGGCGTCAACGGCACTGATTCTTTTCTGGCCTGGCAGGCCGTCCACGAAGACGAACCCGCACCATTCGACGCAGTGGAAGACGTCGTCCGCGACCGCCAGCGCGAACTCGTCGTGCAAGATAGTTTCGATAATTTCCTCTCCTGGTGCGATGAGCGAAAATGGCAAAAGCTAATCGTTAGCGAAGAGGGCAAGCCATTCGGACTGAATGGCGAAGCCCCCATCTTCGTGGTCCCGATGTACGACCCCAAACGTGGCTACACGCTCACGGAAATAGCCGTGCTATTCAAATTTTACACCCGCACCGTCGGCGGAATTTTGCGCGGCGACCAATGGGTGGCGCGTCGCTTAGGTGAAGCCGGATGGGAAAAGGGCCACCGCCCAGCCGCGCCAAAAACCGACGACCCCAAACCCGACGACAAGAGCGACGACAAAACCAAACGCCCACGCTATTACCTGCGACCACTCACCGCCGCCGAAGACGCCGAACAAAAAGCATCCGCTGCAGAATTAAAAGCCCGCGCCGAAAAAGTCGCCGCCACCCCAACCGCCAACGAAGACCTATTTGCCGCCAGCGCCCAAAGCCGCGAAGCCGCCGACGAAGCCGAAGACCAAGAATGGCGCAACGCCAACAGGGGGGCTGATGGCGCACTGCCCCAATAACCAAAAACATTACCGATCACGGACACGACGGACATCGTGGACCAAAACCAAACACCAAACAGCGGTAAATATGCGGCATGTCCACGATGTCCACGATGTCCACGCAACTTGTCATAGCCCCATAACCACCACACAGCACCACCACGCACACACCACAACCCCCGCCACATCACCACGCACACACGCACCACAACATGTCCCTACTGTTACTCTCTATTTAATGAAGGACATCATGGACATCGTGGACATGCATTGTTTTTACCGTGTTTTTTCTCACCACTCGGTCCAAGCACGGTCCATGAAAACAAGCGCGGTCCACGGTTCCACGGGAAACCAGGGTGGTAAATGACATGCAAACCCTCCACTTATTCGCAGGAGCAGGCGGCGGACTACTCGCAGACCTCATTCTTGGACACACACCCATCTGCGCCGTCGAATGGGACCCCGACTGCTGCGCCACGCTCAGACAACGATCAACCGACGGATGGTTTCCTGGCCTGCACGTGCATGAAGGCGACGTCCAATTGTTTGATCCATCCCAATGGACCGGAAGAGTGGATTGCATCCATGCAGGATTCCCTTGCCAAGATATTAGCGTCGCCGGCAGAGGGAGCGGGATCGATGGCGAGCGAAGCGGATTATACCGCGAAGTCCTCCGCATCGCTGACGTGGTACGACCCAATTACCTGTTCCTGGAGAACTCGCCAGCAATCGTTGGTCGAGGGCTTGGATACGTTCTCAGAGACTTGGCCGCGCGCGGGTACGATGCGCGATGGACAGTGCTGGCCGCTGCTGACGTGGGTGCGCCCCATCAACGCGAACGCTGGTGGTGTTTTGCATGGCGTGCCAACACCGACAGTCTGCGGGAATTACAACCGCAAGGGAGCGTCAGCGACCAGCGGCGACGGTCTAGCCACATGGGTATGGCAGACGCCAGTTGCAGACGATGCGGTGGCACGGAAAGCGGGGAAGTGGAACAGCCGAGGCGAACCGAAATTGTCGGCCCAAGTGAAGCTACCAACACCATTAGCACGGGACTATCGCAGCGGGAAAGTCAAGCGATCAGCGAAGGACCGAGGCCACACGCCCTGTCTACCAGAGGTACTTGGTGGGACACTGAACCCAGTGTGGGTCGAGTGGTTGATGGGATGGCCCATCGGGTACACCGAATTAAAGCGCTCGGCAACGGACAAGTCCCGCTCTGCGCGGCGGCAGCCTGGAAAATTCTTGGTGGGCCCGGTCGATGAAAAATAACCAAATGACCCCAGGCCCCAAAGAACTAGCCCACACCATGGCCCTCAGCGTCGAACAACTAGCGCAGCGCTTCGTCATTCACGGCAAACCAGTCAGCCGACGGACACTCTATAAATGGGCCGCCCGTCATGCCCCTTTCGACAGCGAGGCCAGCCTGCGCCAATGGATCGCCAATCACGGCACCCCATTAGCCGCCGTCGCCCCAACCCTGGACCAGCACCTAGACAAATTCCTGGCCCAACCCGCGCCGAATGTCGCCGCTTCGCGGGAATTATCCGAAGACGGAAAACCAACCGACACCAACCCCGACGGCACCGCCCACAGCCCCGCCCAACTTGCCGCCCTCGCCCAACGCGACATCCGAATACTACAATCAGAAAAACTCACCATCGAATTAGCCGCCCTCAGAAAAGAATTAATCCCCACCACCGCCGTGGTTGGCCTGGTGTCCTCACTCGCCCACGAAGTCCTAGCCGGACTCACCGACCTCGCCCCCGCCGTCCTCAAAGAAATAATCACCCACGTCCCCGCCGAATACCGCCCCCGCATCCGCGACGCCATCACCCAAGCCACCGCGACCCTACGCGAAACCCTAACCACCAAAGCGCCGGAATTAATCCAGAACGCCATCGAAAACAAAGGGATTAAATGAAAACCTATCAAGTGTCTGTTATACAAACTGTCTTGGTGACAATTGACGAAACCAAGTTTACAGATGAGTGGATGAAGGAATTTAGATCCTACATGTATAACTTTCAAACCATTGAAGATCACGTGAAGCATATTGCGAGGAACCTTGGCGACCCCAACCTTGAAGGATATAGCTATGATGAACTTGGCATTAAATGCGAATTAGTTAGCGAATCAGAGGAATTTGAAGGCGAGTACATAGAATGAAACCAAAGAAGAAAGGCGGATGAGATGAAAAAAATCGAAGAGCTAAAGGCGTTGATGGCCGAGGAAAAGAAATGGCTTACGGAATACATCAATGCACGAAATGCAAATGATGACAAGGGGGTTGTCGCATCTTTTCGTTTATCGTTCCGGCTTGCTAGTAAAATGAGGTTAACGCTCAGTGAGGAATTGCTCCCGCAGCTCATCGCAGTGGCTGAAGCGGCAGATGCTCATATTGAGCAGCTTGAAGAAGGTGAAGTTAATTATTTCAAATTAGTAGAGGCGCTCCTACCACTAACCAAGGACGCAGGCAAATGAGCGACAATATCGAACACTACCTATCAATCCTTGCGTTAAGATTAGAAACGATGATTGATGGAAACAATGATCGCTACAGCGAAATACGGAGGCCATCGCGCACCTTCCTCCCAAAAGTCTTCCTTGACGGGGATCAATGGTGTGCGCTCTACGGAGATAATATTCAAGAGGGAGTTGCTGGCTTTGGCGTTACGCCAGCAGCAGCATGCGACGACTTTGATCTCAATTGGCGGACTCAATCATCGTTAATTCTCAAGGACGCAGACAAATGACAAAGATATTAAGCTACAAATGTAATTTTTGTGGGCACAGGACGATTGACGAACTTATTGGCGTTTCGTGGGCAACAAAAAATACCTTGGTTTTCGTGGACGCTCATGCGACCGAAAACCATTTATGCACAACATGCTTAAATGCTATTAGAGCTATAGTTTTGGTCGGTGAGGCTGTTGTAGAAATAAAGAGCAAGGGAACTGACAAATGACCGCCGCAGACCTAACCGAAAAGCTAAAAGAATTGTTGATGGGGTGTGATTGCAATAACGTAAAAAGCAGTCCCTTATTTACGATAGTTGACAATCGGCTTGTCTTGGCGGCTCACGTAGCTGATCTGATCGTGAAACAACTCGCGCCAGAAATTGAAAAGATGATAAATCAAAGAAAGAAATAAACAAAATGAAAATTAAGCAATTAGCACACTTAACGATAATTGAGCACGAAGACGGGAGCAATGAAGCCGTCATCACGTCTCACCCCGATGGCAATATGATTGAGGAAATGTTAAAAGAGACGGTTAAGCTTTTAAATATCATGATTAAAAATAAACTAGAACGCAGACAAATTGGTCCGTGTGGCAGACCTACGAATAATCGACCTTAGTGTAATTCCGCCGGTAAAAGCGAAAGAATAAAAGCAAATAAAATGACCCCCACCTGGTCCGAACAACTAACCACCGCCTGGTGCAACGTCTTGGAAATCGGTTCGCCCCCGCGTACCATTCTGCAATTCGTCCGCACGTTGAAAGTGTGGGCGCGTGACCAACAAACCGGCCAGGACCGCTGGGAACCCTTCGACCCCGAAAGTCACCCCGCGCAACGTGAAATATTATTGGCATTTTTGCATGGTGGCTTTGACGAACTGACCGTACTCGGCCCCGTGCAAGACGGGAAAACCTTCGCCTGCGTTATCGCCTGTCTCTTATATTGCTTGATCGAATTAAAACAGAGCGCTGGCCTGATGTTGCCCGACGAAGACAAAGCCGAAGAGGTCTGGTTAGAAAAAGTAAAACCAGTCATCGAAGCCAGCGGCTACGGTTGGATTCTCCCAACCGAGGGACGCGGTGCCCGTGGCGGCGGCGCACGATTCCTCCGATTAAACACCGGCGCCACCGTTTATTTAATCGGCGCCGGTGCCAGCAACGAATCCGCGCAATCATCATTCACCTGTCGCTTTATGTTCGTTGACGAAGCCTCAAAAATCCGCGCCAAATTTATTTCTTTAGCATGGGGCCGTACGGCATCCTACGACCAACACGCCCGAAAAAACAGGACATCCACCATCAGCGACGACCACAACGACAGCACGGTCTTAGCCTACGACGACAGCACGCGGTCCCGTAATTATTTTCGCTGTCCGCTATGCATCGAAACCAACCACCCGTCCGGCGGCTGGCAGGTGTTCGACTTCGACCCGCCGCCAAATTCCGCAGGCAAAGTCATCGCCTACGCTCGCCTACATTACGACCCCGACACCGACGACACCGCCCGCGCCACCGCTCGCTTGGTCTGCGTACATGATGCCACCCATTTATTGACCGACGAACAACGCCGCACGGCCCTGCGCGATCATCGCCATGTTAGCCTCGGCCAAACCCTGACCCCCGACGGCCAGGTCACCGGCGCCATCATGGGCAGCAGCCGCAAGGGCATTCGTTGGTGTAGTTTAGAAAGCCCAATCAAAACCCTCGGCCAATTAGCGAAAAATCACAGACAGGCAATTGTATCACGCGATACGAAGGGCAACCACGAACAACTGCGCCAATTCACCCGCGACGAATGCGTGCGCGTTTATCACGGCGACACCGAACGCACAGCGGTGGAAATTACCGCCACCGGCCTCAGTGAATTATCGGGAAAAAGTAACTACGAACCCCGCCAAGTCCCGCCCTGGGTAGACCTCCTCACCGTCGGCCAAGACGTGCAAGAAAACCGCCATTATTGGCTCGTCTCGGGCCATGGCCCCGATGGCCGTCGCTGCGTCGTTGATTGGGGCTACGAATTATGCGTCCCACTCGATTCCAACGGCAACTCCCTGCGCGCCGTGACTGAGGCTGACCATCACCATGTCCTTGGAATTATCGAATCTATTTGCGCCGAAGGCTGGCAAATCCAAGGCAGCGAAGAACGCATGGTTCCCCAAATTGGCGGCATTGATGTCAATTATATTCCTGGCTCATTATTGCCGTGGATTGTCGGACATCCGCAATGGTTGCCATGCATCGGCGTTGGCGGCGAACGGGCCAAAGGCATGGCCCGCACCAGCATGCGCGAAGGCAAATCAGTCTTGCCGGTGGAGGTCGCCCAATCCCTGCGCGGAATTATGGACATTCGCCAAGTGCAAGACAGCATCGCCCAAATTGCCTTCATCACCCGCAGTCAAGTACAACAAACCGCCCATGCCGGTATGCTGTCCGCCCCAGGCGAACCAGGAAGCCTGATTTTGCCACGCGGACAAAAAGCCAACTCAATACTTTGCCTGCACCTCAGTAGCCGCGTATGGACCCGCGACGAAAAAACCAATAGCTGGTACTGGCGCGAAGTCCGCCGCCGTGACGACTTATTAGCCTGTCTCGTCATTGCCGACGCACTCGCCCGTTTCTGGCGCGTCTATCAACCATGGCTAGCCGCCAACGCAGGCACGCCACCAGAAACCCCAACCAAACCCTCACCGAAACCCATCACCCCAACCACCCCCGACGGACGCCCATTGCTCTTGTCGGATCGTTAGCATAAGGACAGTCATCATGGCCACCGCCACCCCACCCCGCACCCCAACCACCAGCGGCGAAACCGTCGCCGTCTTAGAAGCGCAACTAGCCGCCATGCGCCTAGACCGCGACACCGCCCTAGAGCGACTCGCCGCCCTCGCCGTCGAACAGGCATCAGAGTGCCTGTCCATGCCATTCGACCCGATGCCCACCAACTACCATGAAAATATTATCCTAAATATTAATTGCCGCATCAACACCCCGCAACGCCTCGCCCTGCGAGCCCTTTTCCAGGGACTCTACCGCACCCACGCCACCACCGCAGACGGAAAACACATTGATTTGCCAGTGCACGCCATTCAATGGTTGCTAGAAAATCTGAAATTCTCGGGGATTAAATGAGTGAACCTCACATACTCGGCGTTTTCGATCCCTTTAAACGGACTAGCGTCTGTATAAAATGCGGGATAGAAATCTCCCTGGCAGCCATTGCACTGGGCGTGCTACCTTTTCCATGTCCAGGGCAAATGGCAGTCGATGAAAAAAACAAACCCAAATCAACACAAATATCAACCGACGATGACGACGATTTAGACGACCTAATCCGTCTACCCAACAACCTCTACCAACAGATGAAAGCCAAGGCAAAGGAAATGGAACAGCCTTACGCCCTGGCATTTCGCATCACGTTGGCGATGTATGAGCGCGTCTATAAATTACAGCACAAAGGCTATAGACTGCATGAGCGACCCGATTTAATCGAAGACTTTGACGACCTAATCGCACGCATGGAAGCACTTGAGCAAAAACCCTAACCGCACACACCGCGCACATCCCACACCACGCACGCACCGCACACAAAAACACAAATGAGCGCATGTCGATTAGCCTGCGCGCATGGTCGACAGCACAAGCACGCTCACCGAAGTAGAAGCATCCTATGACGACAATTCAGACTATCGGGACTCGTCTAGTGCGACCAAGGCCCGCGCCTTTGCAAAAGCCTGCCGTATATTGGTTCGCCGGTATATGTCAGGCGTTACTGCTGATGGCACCTCGGTTAGTCGCAACGTCGATTTAATTAAAGGCGAACTGGCCGACGTTGAAAATTGGCTCGACGGAAACGACACCGCCCGCACGGGTGAGAGCACGGTTATCCTTGATTTCCGTGAGGCGCGCCAATGACCGCCCTCACCCCCATAGACCCCGCCGCCTCGGCATCGCCTAGCCGTAAACGTCGCGAAAAAGCCCAACCGCAAATTGTGGTTATCCATAAACAAATTGCGGCAAAGGCCAAAAGCCTAACCGAAGCCCGCCGCGATTACGAAGACAATTTAGGCGAAGCCAGCGGACGTTTTGACGCAGCCGACCCCACCAACCGCTTCATGCGCCGCCGCGATGGTTTAGGCGGCACCGGCGATGCGCATTTACCAGCCGCACATTTATGGCGGGTCCGCGAAATATCGCGGCATATGGTCGGCAATGACGACTTACTCGGCCAAATGATTTCCCGCCTGTCGGATAACGTCATACAATCATCCGGCTTTCGTTTTGTACCACAAACCGGCGACCCCGTCCTAAACGACGAACTGGCCGACATGTGGACCGAATATGCAACCAACCCGCTGGCCTGCGATTATTACGGCGAACGTGATTTAGCCGCGCAAGCCTGGCTCACGTTTTTCCAAATGGTGCAAGACGGCGATCATTTCGCCATTTTGGTTGACGACGGCACCGTGCAAATGATTGAGGCCGACCGTTGCCAAACCGTGGGCGGCAGCGCCGAAAGTTGGCTTGGCCTGGATTTTGACAGCCAGGGACGTGTCCTAAATTATAATTTCTCAGAAATAGGACAGGGACAATTTGGCGGCAACCGCGTCACCACTGGCCGCACCATCGCCGCCCGTGATAGCGATAATTTCCGCCAAGTCTGCCACATCATGGACCCGCGCCGCGTGACGCAGCATCGCGGCTATCCATGGATCACGCCGCTCATGGTCAAATCAGGCATGCTCGATGACCTGCAATTTTCCACCATTGTCAAAGCGCAATCCGCCGCCGCGCACGCCGTATTCTTTGAACGCGATGCTGGTGTGGCCGGCGGACCCGTTCGCCTCGGCAGTCGAGAAACCGTCACCAAATCTACCCCCGACGGCAGCGTGGACACCGTTACGTCCGAAGCCGTGCGCTACGGCATGTCCACCACCTTGCCCGCTGGTGTCCGCGCAAAACTCGCCACCGCGCCAATCCCCAATCAAGAGCATTTCGAGCATGTCCGTCATTTAATCCGCCAAATCGGCGCGGGATTAAATATGCCCCTCGAAATGGTCTTGCTTGACGCCAGTCAAACCAATTTCAGCGGCTGGCGTGGCGCGATGGATCAAGCACGTATGTCATTCGTGCGCAATCAACGCGCTTTCTCGCATCAATTCTACTGCCCAATAGCGCGCATGTTCTTGCGCCGTCTCGCCACCAAACAGGGCGGCATGATCCGCGCCGCGCATTACGATGGCAGTCTCTACAAATTCCGCTTTGCCAGTCCCGCATGGCCATACATTAATCCGAAAGAAGACGCCGAAGCCGCCAACGTCATGGTCACCACCGGCCAAGATTCCCCGCGTGGAATCGTCGCTAAACGTGGCGGCAGCTACGATGATGTTATCCGCGAAACCGTCGAAGACCGCACCAAGGCCCTGCGTTTAGCCATTCAAGCATCGCAGAAAATCCGCGCTGACTTAAATTATGAAGTCAGCCCGCTGTTGATTCTCGGCTGGGAATTGCCGTCCAGTATTTCCGGCGTCGCCAACCAAGACGAAGCCGCCAACGCCACAAAGAGCACCGCCACGCCCCCGCCGCCCGTCATCGCTGAACCAATAGACACCGAATTGGACACGGAATCAGACGACGAAGAAAGCGACCAGGGACACTGCGACGTCGCCGCCCTCGCCCGTGAAATTGGCGCAGGCATCACCAGCGCCATAGGCGCAATGCCCCCGCCACATTTGACGGTGAACATTCCCCGCGCCGGAAAACGCGTCTTGGTCCACGACGCCGCAGGAAAACCCATTGGCAGTCAAGAGGTTGACGAGTGAACCCGCTCACGCTGTCACTGTTTTGCCGTAATGACCGTCTCAATGTTATTCGTGACGCCATTGATGGCGGCATGGCCGCCGGTCGTCTAGTGCTCTACGCAGGCCCGCGCCCAACGTTAGGCAACATCCTCACAAATAACCCCGCGCTGGCGCAATTTATATTCCCCCGCCCGTGCGCCCCCAACGCGGTCAACGGCACGCTAACTTTTGCTCCCATCGCCCCAACCACCGCCATCGTAACGGGTGACGCAACCTGGGCGCGGGCGACGGATAGCGCAGGCAATGTCGTATTTGATTGCGACGTCGGAACAAATGGGACTCCCATCATATTAAACGCAACCAGATTATTGACCGGCGGCCAAGTAACCATCACCAGCGCAGCAATTAGCGAAGGCAACGCCTAGCCTTGCCATGTCGAACAAAAGAACACGCACAAATAGAACGATAGGTGCATAATGGGCAAGCCCGTCGCCGTAAAACCGTTCAATGAATTATCAGCCGTCACCACGGTTACGGTTCCATTAGCCCCGCACGTAACTGGCAATACGATAGGCGTGTTCATCGTACGCGATCAGAACGCATCAGACTTCTCCATCCCAGCGGGGTGGAACCAGCAAGACACTGATGGGATTGGTACAACCGGAAATAACACGGTTCGCGGGGCGGTGTATCTGAGGACTGCCGCAAGCAGTTCCGAAACAGATCCGACATTCACATTTACTACCGCCGATGAAGTCTCGGCGGTTGCGTTTACGCTCGACGGAATCCACGTCACTGCCGTGGACGTATTTGCAAAAGTCCAAAGACTAACCGGAACGCCTTACGCATCGACCACGGTCACCACTAATTTTGATAACGCCTTGGTCATGCACTTCTGCGCCTCAGACGGCGGCGTGAGCCCTACTGCCTACCCTGGAAATATGAATATCTCCAATCAGGACTCAGGCGCTTGTGGCGCAGGTGTTGCTTGGCGATTCCAGAAAACCGCAGGCGTGTCCGAAGTGTGCAATTTTTATTGCGCGGGAAGTAGTGACGAATCAATTATTTTCACTATCGCTTTCCGCGATGGTAGCTCTGGCACAATTATTCCAGGGTATATTGATCCGAATTTTGGCACGTTATTGCACCCATTAAAAGGCACCAACACACCATTTACCTCTGACGCCGTAGACACCAACGCAGCAGCAGTAAGCAATTGGGGCAGTCCAGTTAATCCGCAATATTGCTATCAGGTAGATGCCAGTCCATTAACGCTGACGAACGTAACCACAGCAGCAACAAACGCCACCACCGCTGACGTAGTGCCGATTCCTGCAACTGAAGCCGTAGGCGATTATTTCGCAGTGGGTAATAGCGCGACATTTGGAGCTGTGCGCATTGACAATAACGGAGGAACCGCCGGAACCGTTGGCGTTAATATCTTGGAATACTGGAACGGCAGCGCGTGGGCTTCATTGCAAAAGGCTAACGGTATTGATGCATTTACGGCAGCAGCCGGAACAGGCCACGTAAAAGGTTGGGTAATTCCAAGCGATTGGACAGCAGGAACGCCAGACGGCTTGCCTTCTGCTTATTGGATGCGCTTTAGAGTTACGACGGTTTACACGGTCAACCCAACCTTTACCCAGGTTTGGATTAGTCAAATTGGTTGCTATTACGATGCCTTGGCAGCATCCGGCGACAGCGCATACAATCCTTTTGAGGACGCAATAAATATAACGCCAGCAAGTCTGGCAAATTGTTTTGCAGGCGCGGCTTACACTTTTGGATCGACAAAAGATTGCGATGATGGCTTACTAATCGGCAATCTGAAGCTGACATCTCCACGCGATAAAATCGACAGTGGACCAAAATCGAGAGGTGGCATTCCTTTGGCGCTTGGCGATGCGTCAAATAACTGGAAACTTTGGACTATTTGCAGCGCGGATTCCCTTGACTTTGATCGCAACGGGAGCAATACGTATTGCGTTAAAGCTGATGAATCTGTCGATTCAAAATACTACCAATCCACGACCCCGCCAACGTTGTCGGCAACAAAAAAAATAGGCATTGTCGCAAATAATTACGATGGCGCATGCCAAGTTCAGTTTAGCCAATTTATTAAAATCACAGGCTATGTCACAATTCAAGGCGGCAGTTCCGCGAATCCGCTTTCGTGGGCTGATGTTATCAGTATTTGCAATAGTTATCCCGTCCCGCTCTTAAAGGGGGAGGACAATAAGTGTTGCGTCCCGCTGAAATTTGGCGGAATAGATCCGCTATTCTTAGTCAATGACGACCCAAAGTCGGGGAGTATCACATTCCCAACGCAAGCGCTATCCGGCAATTTATACACGCTTTTCCACTGTGACACCGCTTATGTTGGTGTCATTGTTGACGCAAGGTCTGGTGACGTATTCAAGCCAAAGGCAGGCGTGTGGTCTGGCGGCTCAATTTGGCGATTTGAAATGTTGGCGACCTGTAGCGCATCAGCTACCTATGATTTTGCAGGCCGTACAATAATTAACGCAACCGTTACGCTTCGCGCCGTAACTACGTTCCTGACGATGACATTTATTAACTGCCTGTCATTCACACAAAACACGGCAGTGCTCACCTCTTGCTCATTCAAGAACTGCAAAATTACCTGCGATGACCCCAGCAAAATCAGCCTTTCGACTTTTACCAGTGGCGGCACTGGGCATGCGTTGGAATTGACCACGCCAGGGACGTACACGTTTACCACAAACACGTTCAGCGGTTACGGCGCAAACGCCACAACAGACGCTTGTATTTATAATAATTCCGGCGGTTTAGTCACGATCAATTTAGGCGCTTATGGCGACCAAGTGCCAACCGTGCGCAACGGAGCGGGAGCATCGACGGTCGTAAATAACAAGGCCAACGTGGGAACCATCACGGGCATTGTTGCCAATAGTCGTCTACAGATATACAACGATTCGACCGCAACCGAAATAGTCAACGCTGTCAATGCCACATCGACATTCAGTGCGAATTATACCGAGGGCGTAGAGTTTACGAGCGGAAATTTAATAAGAATCCGCTTAACCTACTGCGTTGGACTTGTCGCGTATCTGGAATATGTTGTTACGGTCGTTGCTGGCCCCACTGGATGGTCTGCGCTTGCGAGCCAAGAGATAGATTCCGTTTATGCGAGCAACGCCATTGATGGGTCAACCGTTACAGAGTTCTCCGCAGATGTTCCCAACATTGAAATCGACACGACCGATGGCGATGGAACAACCTCATGGCAGAGAGTTTACGCTTGGTATGTATTTGCCTTAACTTCATCACTGGGTATATCCGCTGTGTTTGGCGGCATTGTCGCTAGTGACGCTGTAAACTATACTGTAAACGGGTCAGTCGTAGACCTTGCCTTTGATAATAAAAACGCAGCTCTACTGACGATCAACGGTGGATTCGGAAATAAGGTTGGAGGGGCGCGGGGCCTGGTTTCGGCAACTACCACCGGCGCAATCTATTTCGACTCTGGCCGCGCTTACCTTGCCGACAGCGCAGCCATTAAAGCCAAGACCGATTTAATCCCATCGGCCCCCGCCGCAGTCGGCAGCGCCATGACATTAACCACCGGCGAACGCGATGCAGTCGCGGCGGCATTATTAGACCTCACCAACGGCATTGAAACCGGCTACACATTACGACAGGCAATGAGAATCGCGGCGGCGGTGCTTGGCGGTAAGGTCAGCGGCGGACCAGATACGCCTATTTTCCGCAACCTCGGAGACACTCAAAACCGTGTGGCCGCTGTGGCCGACAAAGACGGAAACCGCACCGCTGTGACGCTGACCCCGTAGGCTCAGTATGGGATTTTTTACCAGCAACCATTTCGGCGCGGCTGCCTTTGATTCCAATTATTTTGGCGGACAAAACGCATCAAATCCCCCAGGCTCAACCGGCCCGTTGCAAATCGGCCAGGGTCGCAAACGCAAACGTTGGATTGCGCCAGAAGAAAAAAAGGGACACCTATCAACAACACTCGACGGCGCAGCGCTCGCCGTCACGGGTGAAAACGTCGCGCCCGTTATTGCTGGCGAATTGTTGTCCGTGCTCGATGGGCTGGAATTTTCCGCCGTTGGCCTGGTTGAAATACCTCATATAAGTGGATGTCTAAAAGTATCATTGTCCGGCGCCGTGCTCTCTGCCCCGATGTCGGCAACCGCCCCGCCGCCACCCTGGGAACAACGCGAACAGGTCGACGCCACCCTGTTGTTGTTGCTGGCCTAATGCGTGCGCGTTGTGCGCAACGCAGACAAGCCACACAAAAAACGAGATTAAAAAGAACACGATAGAAGCATGGTCATGAGTTTGCTTGACCACGTATTGCGCGCACATTGGGCCATGGATCCAGACACCCTGGACCGGCTGCGCGGCGTTGTCGAGCGTCATGATTCCGGCGTTCGTTATACGCCCGAACAAATCCAGGCCGCCATTGGTCGTCCAGCAAAAACGCCAAACCCACGGGACCGCACCTACGAAATCCATCAGGGTGTGGCCTTAGTGCCCGTCCAAGGTGTGCTCTGTAAACACGCGGGAAACATCAACGACGTTAGCTCGCCATCTGGCACCAGCTACGAATCGTTTGCCGCCGATTTACGCACGGCCATCAATGACCCCGAAGTGCGCGGCATTATGCTGCACGTGGAATCGGGTGGCGGAATTGTGGACGGCGGCGAACAAGCCCTCAGCGCCGTAACTGCCGCCCGCGCCGTCAAACCAGTTCGTGCATTTATCGACGGCATTGGCGCATCAATGGCCTATCGCATCGCCATGACGGCGGAGCGCGTAGACGCCACCCCGTCATCGCTCGTTGGCTCTATCGGCGTGATTGCAACCGTGCGCGGAACCAGCGAAAAAGCCGCAAAAAATGGCGACAAATTTTACACGTTACGCAGCGGCAAACAAAAAGCCCCAGGCCAACCCGGCGAAGACTGGAACCCCGAACAATTGGCCAGTCGTCAACGGGTCATTGATCAAATGGCGGAATTATTCTACGCCGATGTAGCCAAAGCGCGCAAACTTTCCGGCGACGCATTAAAGGCTGTCACTGATGGCGATTGTTATTTAGCCGCCGACGGACAACGCCTCGGTTTAATTGATAGCGTTACCTCATTCGACGACGCCTTGACAGCGTTTGTCTCGTCTCTTTCTAACTCGCGCCAGGGTCTGGCCACGGGTTCACCAACAGGAACTAAAACCATGAAATTAGCACCCGACCGCCTCGCCGCTTTGATCAAAGATCAACCAGCGCATGCCGTCCTCATTTCCTCAATGGCTGTCGGTAATGCCGACGCCACCCCTGCGTCCGAAGCCGACATCCTCGGCGCCATCGAACGCGAAGGCAACAAAGCGGTAAAGGCCGAAGCCGAACAATTAAAGGCGGAATTTGCCAAAGCGAAAACCGACCACGCCAACGGGCTGGCCGCGAAAGATGCCGAAATTGCCGACCTCAAAGCCAAGCTGGAATTGTCCAAACCGGTTGGCGTTGCGCCATTAGTTGGCGGCACCGCCACCCCACCCGCAGCCCCTGGCGCCGTTGAAACGTACCACGCCAAAGTCGCAGAATTAAAAGCGGCAGGCGACCAACGCCCAAGTGACACCATCGCCCGCAAATTTCCACACATCAATAAAGCGTTCATTGACGCAGTGAACACCACCCCAAAGAAAAAGGAGGCTTGAGCCATGAGCAGTCAAGTCAGTCAATATCGTTCTCTGCCAATGGCCGCAGCGCTCCCACGCTTCCGTCTGTTACGGCAAAACTCTTCTGGTAACTGGGCGCTGTGCGGCGCCGGTGAGGCTCCAGAAGCCATTAACCCACTCGACCTTAACAACACCGCGTTGGCAACCGACGGCTTCGTAGCCGCTGGCGAATTACTCAGAAGTGGCGGAACCGCTATGCTGGTCGCGGCTGTGGCGATCTCCGCAGGCCAAGCCGTCTACGCCGCCGCCAATGGCAAAATCACCAACTTAGCGACAGGCATCCGAGTCGGCGTTGCCCGCGAAGCGTCCACCGCTGACTTAGATGAAATTGAAGTCGAGCTACAGCCAAACCTCGCCGTGTGGCTGGGAAAAATCGTTGGCCCTTCGACCAACATTGCAGCAACCGCAGCGGAAACCGCCTACGACCGCAACGTCGTGGTTGGCGCCGCAGTCGCCCGCATTGCCACCGTTGGCCGCGTCCGCGCAAAGGTTGACGTATCGGCCACGACCGGCGCAGAAACCCTGCAATTAAAATTAAAAGTCACCGACGGCACCAACACGGTCACCCTGGCCGACACCGGCGCCATCGACGTGGCCAACAACGACGTTGGTGTCATTGATGTCGAATTTGAAATGCGGACAGCCACCCAAGTGGTTGCCAATGGTTTCACCGTGCTCGGCCCCGTCACCACGGCCACCGCACGCGGCACTGGCGCGGCATTAGCCACGCTCGACCCAACCGTCCCGTGGACCTTCACTGTCACCCAAACCGCGAGTAGCACGGGCGAAACTTCCGCCCTCAGCCAGCTCACCGTTTCCATCAATCGTTGATCGATAAAGGACACCCACCATGTCATCCCCATCAGTCTCCCAAGCGATCCAACGTCCAGACCTTCGCGGCGCAGTCGTCGAAGAATGGAGCATCAGCGGTCAGGCCGAACAATTCAAAGCCAACGAAGTCGCCATGCGCGTCGACGTTGATATGGCCGCCGGAACCGTCAAACGCATTCCCCGCGAAGTCATGACCAAAGACCCCAACACGGTCGAACGTGGTCCAGACGGCAGCTATTCCGAAGTCACCCTTGGCGATGAAACGTTTACTTTCATCACCAAAGAAAACGGCTTGGCCATGCCGATTGACGAGAATGCCCGTCAGCAAACGTCGCTCTATTACGACGCAGAAAAAGCCGCAACGCGCATCGTGCTGGATAAACTCAGCCGCATGCATGAAAAAGACGTGGCATCTAAGGCGTTCAGCACCACGACCTTCACCGGCGCGGCATTGACCACTGCCGTATCTATTCCATGGACGACCCCAGCGACCGCAACGCCAATTACCGACGTCAAGGCAGCCCGCGTCAAAGTGCGTCAAAATTGCGGACGCTTACCAAATGCTTTAATCATATCGTGGACGTCATGGAACGCGTTGACGGAATGCACGCAGATCCTGAACCGCATTAATGGCGGCGCTACTTCTGATATGCCGGCACGCGTTCAAATGCAGTTAGTTGCTGGCCTGTTGGAACTCGACAAAATCATCATTTGCGGCGGATTAAAAGACACCGCAAAACAAGGACAAAATTATGTTGGCGCCGATATTTGGGACACTACCCGCGCTCAGGTAGCCTATATCAACCCAGCGTCGAACTTGTTCGATATTAATTTAATCAACGCCTATAACTGGGAAGGCGACGGCGGCAGCTTTGATTTTACCATTGAGTCTTTCTGGGACGAAAAAATCCGCCGCAATTGCATTCGCGGACGTCGCCAAATTGGCGTCAAGGTCGAATACCCAGAGTGCGGTCACTTATTGACCAACGTCGGCTAATGATCGGCTGATTATTCCCTGTCTGAAAATACGAAGCGAACCGGCACCGCGCATTTACGTGCTGTGCCGGTTTTTTATGGAAAGACTTTGAGCAATGGCCAAAACCGGCGAAACCGATTGCCAAGCGCTCTACCTCGAAACCGACGCGGGCGTGGCGGCCACTTATGCAGATAAAACCGCTTTCTTGGCAGCCGGTTATGCGTTGACGTTTCGTGATATTGCCAACGCGGCGTTGTCACCTCAACCAACCTGGACCATTCCCACCACCGGCGTGGGCAAACGGCATTTAATTTCTTTCACCGTACCCGATGGCGTTTTCACCTGTGGCGTCACGTTGCCATCAGGCAAGACCTGTTCGCCCGTTGAATTTAGCGGCGAAGGCACCGCCTACGACGTCGACAGCGTCGGTGGACTAATTGTGTCCAGCAACGGCGTCACCGTCACCCCAACCCGTACCGATTCCACCGCCTCCATGTTCGACGGCGACAGCATCGACCTGTCCTTTTCTGTCACCGAAGCCGCCCTGACCAGCATCGGCGCCACCAGTTTAGCCGACTGCACCACCCGTGCCGCTGAAATTAAATTGGACACCCTTGATAGTTCGGCGGCCGCATCGGTAGCAACCCTGGTGGAAACCATCACCACCGACACATCGGGAACCCGCATTATACGGGCAACCCTGGACACCTTCCCATCCGCCCTGGCCGTCGCCGCGTCCACGAAATCGACATCTGCAACAGCACACCTGCGCCTAACCAAATCCACCAAAACCATCATCGCCGCAGAAATTAAATTGACCATCAACTGGAAGGCCACGACATGAGCGTGCGCCAAGACATAACCCTACCATTAACCCCTGGCCAAATTGTTGCACGGCTGGCGGGGACTAATCTGGCAGTGGCGACGCTGATTGTCGGCACCGACCCAGGCGGCAGCGAATTGTTGCGGGTGGGGGGCGGGGCCAGAGTCAACGGGGCGATTTACGTTTTGCCAAACAGCGGGACGGGCATCTCGCTCGGCTCAGCCGGTTATGCTTCTTCCGCGATAGTGACCGCCTACGGTAATTTGATTCAAGTCAAAAACTACGGATACGGAGGCTACGCTGCGGTTTTTATCGGCAATTCATCAATCGGAACCGGATTTGGTATAGATCCTAGCACAGTTGCGGGCGGGCAATTTGGAGGGAACTCGACAGACATTTTCTTTCGTCGCGGCGGTAATTTTATCGTGCCAAACGCAGGCTCAACGAATTGGGAGCACGCATTAACAATAAGCGGGGGATCGGCAACATTAGGAACGCCAGTATTGGATATTTCGGCTTCAGGTGTCACGTTAGGCGATGCGGTTAACATAATTATTAACGCCACGACCGGAACCAAAATAGGGACAGCCACAACGCAAAAGCTCAGTTTGTGGAATGCAACGCCAGTCGTTCAACCAGCCAGTGCAAACCAAGCAGCCGTTGCCGGAACCGCCGCCACCAATACGGCACCGTACGGTTTCACCACGTCGGCGCAGGCTGACGGCATTGTTACGTTATTAAATGAACTTCGCGCAGCCCTAGTCACCATCGGCGCAATTAAAGGCGCGGCATAAGGAATCATATGGCCATTCAAAAAAACAAACCCGCCCAAACCATCACCGAACGAACGCACTTTGTCGGACGACACACCCCAAACGGTGGCGACGCTTCCGTTTATATTCTGCGCGAATCAATCAGCAGTGACGGAAAATCAACCAACCTTGGCGAATGTTTCCGCGAATCGTTCGCACAAATAAAAGAGCGACCAGCCGCAGCGGCTTACCTCGCAGCCTGCCAACAGGCAAAATCAATCGACGATTTATTCGTTGCAGAAAAAAACCTCTACGACGCACTCATTGCGGAAAAAGAAAGCGAAGTCCAACCGTGAACGAAGAACAAGCCAAAGCCCTGATTGTGAATGTCGTGTCCGATTTTCTGTCAGGGAAATCATGCCCAACCTCATGCCAGCAAATCATGCTGGCCAATATCAATGCGGCTTTTGATTTATGGAAGCCAGCGCCAGCACCAAAACCCGAACCAGAAAAAGCGACTCTCTAATGGACTTCGCCCCCAAGAGCGTGGAGGAATTATTGGTCTATGCCGCGCTCTTGGCGTGCGCGGCGTTATGGCGTGCGAATGCGATAGCCACCAAGCGCTGCGAAGATCGCGACGTGGAAAACACCAAACGCTTAGACCTCATGAGTCGAACGGTTGTTGACATGCAATCAAAGGCCGGAGAGCGAACCCTGGAACGGGAAAAAGCCATGGTCGAAATCAACGCCCGTGTAGCTGATGCGCTCGACCGCTCAAGCGAGGCGTTGGTATCAACCAAAGAACTATGCTTTCGCGCCATTAAAATGTTGCGCCGCTACGGCGACGACCACGGCGAGCCAAGCGATTCATCGCACAACCTCACCCCATCACCGCATCCCGTACACCATGAAGCGGCCGAAAGAAAACGGCCATCCACCAACAGCGATGAAACGTCAAGGATTTTCCGCGATGTATAAAGCGTTATTATTAATTGCATTAATCCTGTCTGGTTGCACGGAAACCCGCACAGATACGCAGGCGCAGACCGTCAAGCAAGACCACATTGCTGTGTCCGGCAATATGGTCTTGCCACAAGCGGACGGATCTTTGCTAACGTTGCCGCTGTCGTTTACCGTTGAACGCAACGGCAGCGAAGACCAAGCCGCCCACACCGACAGCAAAACCCAAATCGACGCGCAAGCCATCGCCCAACAAACTGGTGCCATCGTTGGAAAATTAGTTGACGCAGGCATTGCGAAATTAACCGGCATCCAAGCGACCTCAAAACCATGGGGCGGAGTAACCCCAACCGAAACCGGCGCCGCTGGTTTAGCGACCACCGCCGCCGCCATGTATTTGCGAGAAATGCTAGCGCGCAAACGCGAGGAACAGCGCGTTTCAGAATTAAAACAATCCCGCGACAAGCTGCACGAACAGTCTGTAGAATTAGCCAAGCAAATACCAGCACCATCAACCTACGTGGACCACGCCTAAATGTCTGTCATATCCGACACCCTCACCCGTGGACTTTCTTTCTTGGCCACCGCCAAGGGTGAATCGTTATCATATCGCCTTGGTACAACGGGCAGCTTCACCGCGTTAGCCGGTTTCGTGCTGACCCTCGACCGCGTTCAGGGCCAGGAATACGACGATAATGCAGACGCTTATATCCTGAAACGAACCGGCATATTAAAGGGACCGGTGACGCCGCAATTAGGCAAGGGCTACCAAATAAAAGACAGCGTCACCAACTCAACCTACGCCGTTGAAGATGTAAAAATTGACGTGCAACAAGTGTGCCCAGTGATGTTGATTGACACCACCACCTTGGGACCTGATCGCAAGGGTGTGAAATGACACTCACTAACGCCCCTGCCGTGGTGACATCGTTCGCCAATATGATTGTTGCCTGCGCGTCATGGACGCCTGGCCTGTCCGGTTTATTTTATCCGACCGAAGACACCACCACGGTCGGCATTATTGGCGTCATCTCGGCATCACCCACCACCCGCACACCCTATGCCGCCGGCGCGGCTGGCTTGCCCTCGGGTAATTTATTGCTGGTCATTTATCACACCGGCGATGTCGGACAAACCGAAGCCTTCGCCATGGCCATCGTCAACGAATTACAGGCGCAAACCACCGGCCTGCCATTACGTGGCGGCGTGACCGGCTTGGCCGCCACTCCTGGCGATGCCAAGACCGCTGACGGATTCACCCGCAACGCCATTAACATCGAATTTGAATACGGCCTGAAAGGCTAACCAATGACCACACTTATTTCATCACTCGCGCCCGTGCGCCTAAACTCAACCGTATGCGCCGTCAAACAAATCGACCTTGGCCCAGGCATTATTGCCGACGTGGACAAGCACAGCGCGAACCTGTACGGCTCGTTAGTGCGTGTCAGTGGCGCGAACCCCACGATTAAATTGACCATGCCGTTCCAGTCGGCCTATGATGTTGTCGGTTTGGGCGTGCTCAAATTGACGGCGATGGATTTATACTTGGCGCAATTTGTCGACTTTGAACAAAGCGCCTCAAGCGTTCATAGCAAATGGGCACTGACCGCCAGTTGTTTAGGCGCGGCCATGATCACGGGTTGGTCCGTCGATCAGGACGGATTATTAATGGCAACCGTAGAAATTGCCATTTTGGCCAACGACGCAACCACGCACCCGTTGACCCAAACCAACAACAACGCGCTGCCAACCCTCGTCAGTCAGCCAATTTTACACACCATTGGCCCCATGTCGGTCAACGGCACCGTGATCAGCGGCTTGGTGTCTGCTGGTGGAGAATTAGGCCAGGAATTAAAGCTTCACCGCAACGACGGCGACCGCTTCCCGCGCTATGCCGGGCGCTTGGGCGGCATGCCAAAATTGATGGGCGGCCACAGCGACCCGATCACCATGCTGGGAGCCATTGGTTTATTGGGCGCTAATATCACCTCAAACGTGGTGCAATATTTCCGCCGTTACGACGCGACCACCGGCCTGGTGGGAACCGCTAACGGTATCTCCATTACCGCCGCCAGTGGCCGCATTCACCCCGCCGAAATGAGCGCCAGTCATTTAGAGATTCCCAAACTCGGCGTTGAAGTCCACGCCCTCTCGACCACGACCACGCACCCCTTGGTCGTGTCCACCTCTGCCACCGTACCTGCGACCTGATCGTGTTATTATACCGCGACAAAAAACCAGAACGCAGCCAAACCCCGCCCGCCTGGTTGGTCGGTGCCGCTAATTTGCAGCGCCGCGATTTAGGCGAAGGCGCCACCGCATGGGCCATCGGGGAAGCCTATTTAGTTGGCGACCGCACCGACTGGCGACCATTGGCCGATGGTTATGACGTCGCGTTATTGTCGCCATTTAATCCACAGGACATCACCCGCGACCAACGCTGGGCGCGCACCTGTGACGCCACAGATCTACAAGGCCGCACCTGGTCAGCGCCCGTGATCAGCGGCCCTGACGGCACCCGCCATTTTGCCGTCGCGTACGGCGAAGATTATTTACCCGCGCTCACGCCCGATCAATTGCGTGCCGTGGCAATTACCCAGGCCGCACGTGATGCGCTACTCAGCGACAACGACGCAGGCATGGACATGTCCATGGCCTGCCGTTGGACCGCTGAATTGTTGACACTCACCCATCACCTAACGATGGAAATATTGGGCAAGCTCTGCCTGATCGACGACGCCCTAGCGCTGTCGGTATTGGGCATTGCCACCAGTCAAAAATTAAAGGTCGAACCATGACCACGGTCTTTGCCACCGGCAACGGCGCAATCCGCGCCCGCATTGACGCCAGCGGCGCCGCATTGGCCCTATTCCGTCCAGGCGAACGCAACCGTATGGTGCGCGAATCGTTGGTGCTCGCGGGCAAATCGTGGATCAAATCATTTTTGCCTAGACGTTTTTCTCCCTACGTCAAACGCGCTCCGTTTAATTACCCCAAAAACAACGCCCGCATGGCCACCACCAAATTGCGTAGCGCCGAATCAGACGGCGCGCACGACCTAGCCGCCATCTATCGCCGCATCCTGTCGCGTGAGTTTTTCGGCTGGGACCCGTGGGGAAATAAGCCAATCCCGCGAGAACTCGAAGACAAATGGATGTCCACCAACGCCTCGCGCTACGGCAAAGCCCGCCGCGCTCGATGGCTAGACGGCGCGAACATTAAAAAAATGCACCACGACATCAGGGCCTGGGCAAAAAATAAAGTGCGCGATTACGCCGTGAATCTCGCAGCAGACGATGTCATGGTGCCGCTGGTTTACACCGGCCAATTGCGCGACGGAGCCATTGCCGGCGCCCGCGCCCGCGCCATCTCCACCGCCAGCAAAACCCAACTGACGATCACCATGCCCCGCGGCAACCGCCAAAACCATTGGGCCGTGCGGATCTTGGGAGAATTACCCGGCTGGGAATTTGATTACATCGTAGCCAATTTCGGATCCGCATTAAACGCCAGCCTACAAGGCGGCCTAACCGCCCGCTTCGCTGGAAGCGTTGACGGCCGCAGCACCGGCGCAGGACAACCCCGCCCCACCGGCGCCGGAAAGACCAGAGGATAATATGGCTAACACGAAAATCGTCATTGATGCGGACAATGGAAAAATAGACCAGGCCGCAGAAAAAACCGCACAAAAATTAAGGGGAGCAGCGAAGGACGCGGCGAGCGTAGGAAAACAAATAGAAAATTGGGCCAAGCCTTTAGTCAGTTCGTTGGTCAAAATAAACGCTATTATGGGCGTCATGTCAGCGGTGACTAGGGAGGTTGAGCGGCAACGTTCGGCATCAATTGAGGGCAACAAAAAAGCCGGTGGTGACCGTCTCGAAAGAGAAAAAACCGCCATTGCCCTGGGTTTAGATAAAGGTCCGAGTGGAATGGCGGGAGCGCTTGCCACGATGCAATTTGCTGGTGGCGGTCGTTCTCAGGAAGAGTCGGATAATTTTTTTTCCAGGTTCGCTTCTGGAAAAACTAAAAACGGTCGTCCCTATGACCGAAGTAAGCTTCCTGAAGCAACGAGGCTTTTTAATAGTCAAGTCATTAACGAAGATGAGATATTTGGGCGGTTAGAAAAAAACCTTCCGCTGACAGACTTACGGGGCGTTGCTCAAGAAAGAAATTCAAGGCTTTCGGATGAGAGCTTCGTCGAAATGATGCTTAGAAACAAAACCAGGAATGCCGAACAGGAAAAGGCTGATAAAGAATCGGCCAGCGGATTAAAGAGCCGGACTGGAGAGATTGCGCGACTCCTCAGAAGCACCCGCAATGGAGGGTTTATTAATGGCCTACAAGAAGTTGGCTTTCAGGCATTGGGGGCTATGTCGATGGCGGGGCCTTTTCTGGAGGGTGGTGCGAGGGCCGTTGATAATGCGATTCTCGACAATGGATCTGCTGCAAGTGAGATGCTCAAAGAATTGAAACAAATTAAAACAAGTAATGAACTCATGCGCGCTGGTTCTGGGCCGCGCCCCAACTTTTCCACCAGTCCAGAGGGCGGACCATGAGCGGATCACTAGCGCAAGACGGCGGCGGCACGATTCAATTCCTTACGGTGCTCACCGACACCGGAATGATGGAGGACGAGCCAATTGTTGAATCGGAAGAATTAACAACGCCAGGCGTCGATGGCCGTCGTTGGCGTACCGTGTTCAAACAATATCCGCAGTTCCAGCTCTACGCGACTTCTGACGCGGCAACCTACGACGCGGCGATTGAATTAAAAAGAAAAGCAGCGCGATTTGTACAGTCGTTGGGCACCTTAAAAATGACACTCGATACGGTGACGTACCAAGCAAAAAAAGTCCATATTGATGGCGTCATAGCAACCTGCGTCCCTGGACCAGCCACCGGCGCCGGTGCGGCTGGATTAGCGCATGTCGTATTTGTTTGGAAGCTGACCCTCACGGAGTTTATTTAATGATTACTTTACCGATTAAAAACGCAAGTTGGCCACAATTCCGACTCCTCACGCGGTCAACGTGGGGCGGATCGGTCAACAGCGGCGGTGGTTGGGCCATTGAAAAAATGGAGCAAGAAGGCGCGCAGGCGTTTGGCTTCATCCTAAAAAATTATTCACGGGCACTATTACCACAAATTGGGACGGCTGAAATCATTTTCCGCTATGGATTATTCCAATCACGCATTGTCGGAGCCAGTGCAGCCAGCGCTAAAAATATGGCCACCGGCAATCAATGGGACCCCGCATCAGATACCCTGGACCTGCCAGACCTGACGGGCAAAGAGATAAGATTGCAAGCCGCCTATGTGGATGCCAATGGCGACATATTAGACGCGGCCTGGAAAACGGTTTGGTGGGGGTCTTGCGAATATCAAATGGACAGCCCGTGGGGCGGTGCGGAAATTCCATCCGGCGAAATTACCTATTATTGCGTTGATGCAATCCACCGCACGAAACGATGGTATTTAGACCGCCATGGATTTATCGATTCAGCGGGAACTATCGCACCCGCTGCTGGTCATCCTGGCTATAATTATTCAGCAAAGTCACCGTCTCAGGTTGCCGGCAATCGCGATCCTTCAAATGGGAGCTGGGAGATAGATAGAGGTCAAGGCGTATTAGGAACGAAATTCGTTCTGCCTGGTGCGGGAAATTCCTGGACCGATACCGAAGTGATCAATGACATCCTGGCCATTGGTAGACCAAGTGGACAGCCACATTGGTCATTCACCGGCATGACCGATTTATTCGACGATGCCAGTCCTTGGCCGGTTCAAGACGGGGACACGGTTTTTGATTTGCTCACCAGGATTTGCGCACGCAGTCGTGGCCGTGGCGCGGTTTATCCAACGTTTGACGAGTCTTCCCCGACCGGTAAATTGACCTGTTTTTTGCTTGTTTATCCGCAGCTTCCCGCGGATGTTGAATATAATAAACCGAGCAATGGCGTCTCCGTGCATATTGAGGGGGCTGTCAGTAACGAAACGGCGGTTACTGTCGATCTTATTGGTGACCACCGAGTGGTGTCTTTATCCCTGGGAGACGCCGAGCAATACCGCGTTGATTATTTGGTGACTCAGGGTGAGCAAATCGAAGTCATGGCCACGGTCGAACACTCGCTCACGCTCGCGCCCGCCTGGTCAACGGCAGATGAGACGGCATTTGTGGCGCTCGATGCGGAAAAGCGTTTGGACGAACGTTGGAAATACGTTTTTAATCTCCATCGTCTCAAGCGCGGGTTCAAAATGTTGGTGGGGGACGGCAACGACGGCCCTGGTGTAAATTGTGATTACCGATGCAATGATCAGGGGGACATTAAAACGACAGGCGGATATAAGGGTGATAGCGCCACCTCAACGGTCGAGGTGTTGGACGATTTGCCGCTCTACGAAGGCTATGTGCTTAACGGTGGGGTGGCGCGTAACGATGGGTCGACCGCCGCCGCCGCCGGTGGAACGCCTTCGCGTCGTGGCCCGTTGGTTTTATTGTATAAATCTAGCGATTTATATGAGAGAATTGAGCAAACCGAATTGGGAGTACAATTCCGACTTATGCCTGACGGCTTTTTGGTAACCGTTAGCAGTGACTTGGAATCCGGAACGCGATCAATTGGCGATAAAGACGAATCGTCACTCGGAAGTTTTTACAACTACGAAGACCTAGTGATGACCCTCGGTTTCCGCCTTCCCCATCGCGTGCGCTTGGCGACGGGAGTCGAATCATCGCCGCGCAAGAAAATCATCACCATCAATGACATTCACCTGTGGCTTGCCGCTCCAAACGCAATTTGGGACATTGATTCAGCCAACGAAGACGCCGGTGCAAGCCCCGGTCGCAGAAACAGCGGCAGTAGCCCCATCATCATACGCGATGACCGCGATGCATTGGCACGCATTCACGCGCTATCCGTCGCGTGGTATGGCCCATTCAAAAAAGGCACCGTCCACCGCAATGCAAGCTGGACGCTGAAATGCAACGGTGACATCCCAAGCTCGGCAGATTACGACGGTGGTGGCGTCATCTACCCCCCGTGCGGGGTCGTCGTCACCTACCTAACCGCCAACGGCCAGCGCTACGAATTAAATACGCCCGTGTCCTCAATTGTTTACGACAACACCAACGGCACCACCACCTGGACCACCGACTGGCAAGACCTGGACCTCAAACATGGCTGACCGCATCAAAGCCCTAGAACGAGAAGTCGAACGCCTCCGCAGGCGCCTAGAACAACGGCCCGTCATCACCGTGACGTCGGCAATCGTTCACGATTATACCGTCAAGATCGTAGGGGGTAACACCTTAGAAACAGGACAAGCAGGAATAAACGCTTACTCGGGAAATCTTCCGAGCGTGCCATCCGCCTACGATCCCACAGTAACAAGCTCATTTATAGACGGCATCGGTAGGGGGACGCTGTATATCGACGGAGTCGCGCAGGATGACTACGTTTTAATAGTAAACGACGATCACGGCTCATTCGGTAATGCCCTGCTTGTTGACGACGTTATTCTAGCAGGGGGTCCGGTAAGCATTTCGGTCAGCGGCGGCGGCGGTGCGACGGTGAAATGCTGGACGGCTGGTTAATTCATGGCCAATTTTATAAATAGCAAAAACCAGGAATACTCGCGATATGGCGGCGGCGACGCCCCCCTTGATTTTTGGGGTCTTGGTCGGTTTGGTCGCATGCGACCGGTGAGGGCAACGCCAATTGAAGACCCGGAATCTGAAGATGAATTTCCCCCACTTGTTGATTGGTTCGCGCCTGTCTTAACAGAAGTTTTTGACTGGCCGTACTCAAGTGATGAAAATGGCTTTTCCTTTGACCAATCAAACCTCTATGGCATCCGCACGCGGTGCTGGCGTGGCGCGGCATATGACGGTGACGTTTCTTACGGCCTCGTTGCCGTTCCAAAAAGTTTACCGGGTGGCTATACTAGCGTGGGCAGATGTGGCCGCACGGTGCTTTTGATAGATGACTACATTGGAGATCAGCGGGGTAGCCCGGTAAGTGTTAGGTTCCCCACAAAGATACTCCCCAACAACGATGCTTCGCATGTTGCGTCAAGGGAATACGAAGCGCGCTCAAATTGGCGCCCAATGGCTTTTGATGACAAGGGGTTTAGTAGCGCGCTTTCTGGTGCATCTACCATTTTCGCTAACGGTCACGTGGGATTCCGAGCTGGATCAATAGATTTCTATAAAGGCGACGGCGTCAATTCTGGATCAGAAACATGGAATTTTGGCTATAAGATAATAGATCAGCCATATGGAACGCCCCCCAATTACATTGGCGACAGCCCGTGGGTCAGCGTTGGGTCAGTGACAGTCTCGTACACATCCTCAGACTATAATGCCGTCGAATCAAAGACCATGCCCGCCATATTGCCCCCCGCAGGAAAGGTCGCAGACCTGGGATGCTGGAACACGCATCCAGACGACCCGTACCCAAACGATCGCCATACCAGTCTCAAGTCGTTCAAGGCGGCTCCCCGAACAGACGTGCCGTTGTGGTATTTTGCCAGCACCAAAAACAAATGCGCCCCCGGTGGGATAATTGTTTCCTGACACAACGAAAACCGCGTTTCCAAGCACTTACAACGATTGACCCTCTCAATTTCTTGTGTCAAACTTTTCACCCCAAAAAACAAAAAAACCCCCGTTTTCACAGGGGTTTTCACTTGGCGCGCCGGAGAGGACTCGAACCTCTAACCTTCTGATTCGTAGTCATCTTTGTGGCATTGTGCTGCAATGGTTTATGACTTTGACACAATAAAACGACACACGCCTGTTGAGTTATTAAACTTATGTCATCAGCATTGCTGCCGTTGTATGGTATACTGCCCAAACAAGCCTTTGTCACGGGCCTTGCACTTGCGTATGGAGGGGACAGCCTATGAACACGCGCCACAAACGAACAGGAAAGAATAAAATGTCAGAGCTAAAAGTTGTTATCGTTCCTCAAAAAGTCGCCTTAGCTGATGGGTCATCTGTAATCATGTATTGTGCTATTTGCCTCGACCACTTCATTGTTGGTGAAGGAAGGACGGCAAAACAAGCGATGAATGAACTTCAACGTTCTATCATCGGCACCATTGCCGCAAATAAAACAATCAAACAGGCACGATTCTTCGGAGTGAAAGCCGCGCCAGAACGTTACCAGGCACTTTTGGGTCGCGGAGAAGTGGCGTCAGGCATGGATATTCAAGATGCAGTTGATGGGTACAGCTTCACCCTTAAGCCAGTATTGCTGCCTTCGTCATCGGCTGCGTAATTAATGTCCTATCCGTTTCGGCCCAATCCAAATTACGGCGAATTATTTGAAACCTTGAAAAAGTTCAAGGTTTCTTTGTGTAGTCATCCGGGCCTGTCCATTCAAGAAGTGGAAACAGGCGAAACTTTTGATTCGCAATATCTACACAAAAAGGGCTACGGTGCGATTGGCGTTGTGTTCCGAAAAAGCGGCGAATCAATTACGTGGTCAAAAGTAGAAAGTATTTGCACCCATTTTAACATTCCCGAAACGGAATTCGGGCTCACGGCAGGATGGCCGCTGCCCGATCAAGACGCAGGGGAATAACCCAACAACGGGGCTATTGTTTCGGACAATAATTTCGCACTCGGTCGCAACTGATCAGCAAAATGCGCGGCAAGATAGTGGCGCGACGTCACCGCGGCATGCAGCGCTGACTGATGGCCAAGATACCGCTCCAGGTCCGCCGCTGGTATTTGAGTGGCTGCCCAGGTGGCAAAGCTTTTGCGCAAATCTTTGGGGGCGATCTTTGGGGTCGTGAGCGTGTCGGCCATCAGTTGATGCAGGCCGCTGCTGGTTAGCGTGGGGCCGGATCGGGCGCCCTGGGGTAATAGGAGCGCACCCGTGCTGCGTTTGTTGGTCAACGCGGTCAGGTAGCGCAACACGGGGGCGGGGACCGGTAGGCTGCGCACGCTGGCGGTGTTTTTGCTTTCGCGCAGGCCGATGTGCAGCACGTCACCGACCAGGTCGTCCACCTCGACGCGCTGAATTTCAGTTGGTCGCAGGCCAAGGCAGCCACCGAGCACCAACGCGGCGGCAATGCGCGGATCATCGGCAGCTTTGATGGCCTGGACGATGCGCGGCAGTGGCCACACGCGAATTATGGTGCGGACGCGGTCTTGGTGGTCCAGTCGGATGCCTGCTAATTGATTGGGTAGGCCCTGCCTGGTGCCCATGACGGCGGCGCGGCGTAAATAAATGAGCGCATGGCGGCGGGTGTCCCATTTCCATTTTCGCCGCTTCATTTCGGACACCCATTGCAACACGTTGTCGAGGGTGACATCGGCCAAATTTTTGACGCCCGTGTAGGTGGTGAAATCATCTAGGTTACGTAAATAATAAACCTGCATCGCTAAACTGTCGCGGGTGCTCGATGGGTGCGCCTGCGCCGCTTCCCGAATCGTGAGCCGTTGCATTTCCAGCCCGCGAACCGGCACCACCGTGCCAGATCGCAATGCGGCGGCTTGTTTGTCGGTTATCGCGCCAAGACGAAGAGCATGTTGGATGTCTTCTGGTTCATGTGCGCCTTCAAGGGTGCGGCAATAACGTTCGGCTTCGTCGGCAAATGCTTTCGCGTCGGCCTTTGCCGTGCTTTCGCTGACAATGCGCCGTTCCGGTATATAAATGATAGTCCTTTTTCCCCTAGGCGACCACAGGGCGCGAATATTGGCGACCCAGCATTGCCGGTCTTTGCGGAAGAAGGCGTTGGCCATTAGATGCCGACGATGCGCTTACCGACCGGACTATTGGCTGGCACGCTGATGCGCGACTTGCAAGCGGGACATTTTGGGACGTTATGTTTTCGTTTTAATAACCAAATAAACCAAATAACCACACCCCAGGCAGTGAAGCTGTCTAAGCGGTTGTGACTCTGGGAGGAAGCAATAATGAGCAGTATAGAAATCACCGTAACACCGATGCGATCAATGATAATTCTAGACTTGGGAATATCGTGAGTGAAAATAGTTTCGCAGTTCTTGCAGACGACATTTGCTTTAATGGCGGTATTTATTAGCGACTTCATTAGCGCACCTTCTGCGGAATAGCCTTACGTGGTGATGATTCATCATTGATCGCTGCAAGATCATCAATGGTGGCTATTCTGTCATTGCCCCTTTTCTCATATATTTTAACGGTGCCATCCGTTAAACATTCGATTTTCCTCCAAACGTAGGAGCGTGTAGAGGTGCGGGTGTCGGCATGAGAAACCAGCACCATCTTTAATCCCTCACCGTCCCTTTTTTCGTAAATACCCTGGTGTGAATAGCTTTTTTCAGCCCTCATTATTCTTTTGTCACCATTTTGAAGAAACTGTGCGCTTTCAGGAGTAATCACGGAAACATTTGTCCATTCCATAAAACCAAAGTGCCCAATTAATTCATTGGGAAGCATGACGACCGGTTTAAATTCCGAAGCAGTGATATTACTGTCAGGAACAGCGACGGGGTCAGCCTTTTCCTCGCCGCTAATAAACGAAAAAACAAACAATAACGAAAACAATAAAAATAAATGCTGCATTGGTTACTCCTCCACTAGCTTTACAATAACCGACCGAGCGTGGTAGCGTTTTTTCCGTGGGCGGCGGGGGTCTTCCCACCAACTGCCGACGACAGGCAAAACAACGTCCACTGACTCGGGGGAAACATAAGGGGACGAGCGCCCGCCATCCAAGCTGGAAAGGCTGAATTTTTGCGGGTTTTCGGGCTGATAATTGAAGCGCTTGAGCATGCCGAAGCGTTTGCCGTTTGCCTCGCCTTGCACCACCACGACGTTGTCGTGCAGGTCAATGTACTGTTTTTCCGGCATTTCCGCTGGTCGGCCAGCGCGTTGCATATCGACCCAGGCCAATTGGTTGGGGTAAAATATTGGATAAGCCGACATGCCGTGGACTACGATAATCTTCCAATGTGCGGGGATTTCCACGGTTTCTATCAAATCGTCATAGCCAGAGACATCACCGTTTCCGGCGGTGACGCATCCGACGATATCAACGGTGTGGCCTGCTGTGTATGGGGTTGCGCCTTCCGAAACCCTGGTGCTTGAGGCCCAGCTTGGGGCTTTGTCGGGGTCGCCAAAGCGTAGCCATTCGTAGGAAACGTTGGTTTTTTCAGCGAGTTTCTTCAGTAGTTCACGTCCTGGCCGCCGCCCAGATAGAACATCATTAAGCGTGGGCTGGCTTACACCGCATAATTCCGCAGCGGCTCCCTGGGACGTTAGGCCAGCGCGGTCAATGGCCTGCTCCAGGCGCTTACGTCGAGAAATAGCCTCTGCCGTCAACATATAGTCAATCATGTAAGTCTTTGCCATGAATGTGACTATAATGTGACGATAGAAAACATTTGACACTGACGATAATTCGACGTAACACATAGCCATGCAACCGCAATGTGACAAAGACATCAAGAAATTGCTCGAAGTTTTGAACATTTCGCACAGCGAACTGTCTCTGGCGATGGGTAAAAACCGCACGTCCGTAGGTTTGCTTTTGAACGCTCCTGATCGCGTCCCTAAAGGCGAGACGGTTGCGGAAATGGTCAACGGCATCAATTCGCTTCTTGAAAAGAGGGGTAGCGAAATTCGTGTCACCTATGACCAATTGTGGTCCGCTTTTTGTTTGTCGCGGTTTGG